CGTCCGATGTCATCGGCTTGGACTTGTCGGCGATCAACGCCACCACGCCCTGCCCGGTGAGCGATGTCGCGACCAAACCGCACGAGTCGCCCGACCCACTATCGGATGGGTCCACCGCCACCACGGTGAACACCGGCCGCGACGGTGCCAGCAGGAGCCGCCAATCGTCCAACCACTTCTGCTTGACCAAACCACCTTCGGGGTTCTTCGGCTCACCGCAGTACAGTGCGAACCACACCCGCTCCCCCACGGTGCGCCGTGTCGCCGCGAAATGCTCAGCCGTGAAGCCCAACGCGCTGATCATCGCCACTCCAGCAGGCCGACAGAGCGCGTCGGGGATCTTCGGGTCCGAGACGGCGGGGATGTTAGTGCGCCGCCAACGGTCCGGCTCCTGCTTGATCAGCGCCCCGGCCAAGTCTTCCTCATGCCAGCGCGTCATCACCACTACGACGGAGCCGCCCGGGTGCACACGCGTCGACAACGTCGATTGGTACTCGTTGAGCACGCGCCGCCGATGCGCCTTCGAGTCGGCTTCCGCGGCGTCCTTGACCGGGTCGTCGATGATCATCAGGTCGGCGCCGAAACCCGTCACACCCGAGTTGATACCGGTGGCCAGCACGCCGCCCTCGTGGCCCTCCACCCGCCACTGACCCACCGACGTCTTATCGCGCGCTAGCCGGTATCCCAGGAACTCGGAGTGCTCGTTGATGATCTTGCGGACCTCACGAGAATGCGTCTGCGCCAACTCATCCGAGTACGACACGATCACAATCTTCAGATCCGGGTTTTCGCCCAACGCCCAGGCGGGCGTCCAGATCGCCAGCGACTGCGACTTCCCCGTCCGCGGCGGAGTGCTGACAACATCTCGCTGATCCGGCTCCCTGACCGATCGCACCGCGAGGTCCGACAGCAGCCGGATCGTCGGTGTCACACGGAACTTCGGGTCCAGCCTGCGCGCCAACTCAGCAGGGCTCCCCGGCCGTCGGCGGGCGCGTGCCACCCGCACATACCGGGCAGCCGCCAGACTCAACACCGCGGACATGAGGTCAGGCTGCGCCTGCGAACGACACCGGGGCACCGTCGAGCTCCGGGACGATGCCCGTGTGCTCTTCGAACCGCCGCAGAATCACGTCGGCATACCGGGGGTCCAATTCCACACCGAAGCACCGGGACTGGCGGCCATGCGCTGCGATCAGCGTGCTACCCGAACCCGAGAACGGATCCAGCACCACGCCGCCCGGGGGCATGCTGTTGGCCAGCATCGCGTCGATCAACGCCACGGGCTTCATCGTCGGGTGCTCGGCGTTGCGGGCAGGCTTGTCCACCTCAAACACCGTGGTGGACTTGTTGTCGCCGAACCAGCGCTCGCCGCCGCGACCCAATCGACCCTCACCGCCCGGGACGAACCCGTACAGGATGGGCTCGTGCCGATACTGGTAGTCCGAACGGCCAAGGGCCATCATGTTCTTCACCCACACCAGGTTCTGCCGCACTTGCAGCCCGGCGCTATCCATCGCGGACTCGAACGTTGTGCGTTCGGTGTCGGCGTGAGCCACGTACACCGGGGCGCCCGGCCGGGCCACCGCGGCCACCACATCGAACGCCGCCTTCAGCAGCTCGAACAGCCCACCAGTCACGTCGTTTTGGATCCGCAACGCCGCCTTCGTCTTCCCCACATAGTCAACGCCGTAGGGTGGATCGGTCCACACGCAATCCGGCTGCACGTCACCACACAGCGCCCGCACACCCTCCAGATCAGTCGCCGACCCGACCAGCAGCCGATGCTCCCCCAACGACCACAACTGACCCGGCCGCGACACCGGTACCTCCGGTGCCGGCGGAACATCATCCGGGTCAGTCAACGGCCCCGGCGGGAACAGATCACGCTCCATCGCCAACAAATCCTCGAGCCCATAACCGGTTCCACCCAAGTCCTCGATCGACGACAACAGCTGATACAGATCAGAGGTGTCGTACTCCCCCAGGTCAGCCAGACGATTATCGGCCGCCACGATCGAGCGCGCGGTGTCCTCATCAACATCCACGATCCCGACATCAATCGTGCTCCAACCGAGCGACCGTGCAGCCATCAACGTGTGATTCCCGGCCAGCACCTCGTTGCGGCGGCCGGTCTGGCTGCCCCGGTTCACCACGATCGGCCGGTACTGGCCGTGCTTGGTCAACGAAACGGCGATCTGGCTGACATCACCGCGGCGCGGATTGCCTGTGAAGGTGTGCAGGTCATCGACGGCAAGCTGCGTGTATTCGGGCACGCGCCGCAGTCTCGCAAGGAGCGATGAAAACGCCCGCTCGCGAGGTCAGTCGCTGCGGTATTTATGACGTAATGTGCGCACCGAGCTGTGGGTGCGACCCAAGCGTTGTGCGGCTTCCATGACGGTCAGGCTGCGATCTAGCGCGATCTCGATATCGTGGTCGGTCCAGGGTTGCTTGTAGTTGACCGCCGTGTGCCGGGTGGCCTCTTGGCGCCGTACCCGCTCTGCCTCGGCCGCGTCCCGGCACCGCGGGCATAGGCATCCGTATCGGCTCGCGCCCGTGTAGGTGCCGTGCAGATGATCGGGCACCCTGCCCTGCAGGCGCCCCAGCCATCGCGCACGAGCCACAGTCACCGAATTGATCGAACGCCCCAACTCGGCGGCAATCTCCGTAGGCGTGCGGGACTCATCGGTCAGGACAGCGATCTCATCCTCGGTCCAGAGGCGCTGCCGTATCGGCTCGGCGCGCGACTCGCGCGCCGAGATCAAACCCGAGGCCTTTTGCCGCTGCAGATCCCGCATTCGCTTAATCGCCCTGAAGGAACGCCCCAACCGGCGGGCCGCTTCAGCGCGTGAAATCGACCGATCCAACGCGACCGCGATCTCCTCGGGTTTCCAAGACCCGTAGCAGGCAAGGTCAGTCTCGGCTACCTGCTGTAGCTCGACAGCGCGACTACGTTTCTGGGCGAGCAGCTGCTCAATATCGCGTCCCCGGTACCGCTTTCGGGCCTTCTCCACCTGCACCCGAGTGCGGCCCAATCTCTCGCCGGCCTGTGCGCATGACAACGACCGATCCAAGGCCACCGCCAACTCATCGGCGGTCCACTGCCGTTGAGTCACACCATCGGCCACAAACGACAGGCTACTGCCAAGCACATTGCGCGGGGATTGGTTCAGAAGCGAGGGTCAGAAGACCCGGTGTAGGGAACCGGCCCGCATGTTTCGGTGAGCAACAATTGCGTGCGGGCATCCAGCACCCGTGGAAACACCCGCCAATAAACGGCTGACGCTGCGAACAGCATCAGCATCAGCACACGCGAAAGCGTCGGCGGATCATCGGGGTCAAGAAAATCCGGGATCAGCAGCACAACAGACACGGTGAATAACCACGGCGCGACATGCGCAAACGGATGAAGCCCCTCGAACTGCATCCGCGCCAGACGCCCCGCCGCCACCCGGACGGCGGGATCGACCGGAATCGGCCCACGCACCGCCGCCTTAGCTACCTGCCCGAACGCAGAGGGCGCAACCCCGTCTAAACACCGGATGAGCTTGTCGCGGCGAACAGCGGTAGCTGCCGCCATCACCAACCCCAAAATCAGCACACCGGCCGCGAGCGCGATCCATGTACCTGGCGAACGCCAACGCTCGCCTTGCCTGGGTTCCGGGTAATCACCCACCAACACAAGCACAGCGAGAACCGGCGCCAACACAGCCGAATACACCAACCACCGCACCGGCCACGAACACAACGCCACCCGCAACCACACCAGGCGAATTACCTTTGCGTCTCGGTGCAAACGGTGAACTTACGCACCGCGTGCGGAAAGCCACCCGTGGGTCCGCACCCCGCGTTCGTGGTGGTGTTCAAGATGACCTTGAGCGGTTTCTCCCGGTTCGGCTTCGAGCTGTCATCGCACGCGGCACGCACAGCGGTTACTTTGCCGATGCTCAGGCAGTCCTTGGCGCTCCACGCGAAGTCCAAGCAGGCGGTGAACTGGCCCTCGTCAGGGTTCATGTAAAACTTCTGCGCCACATCCGCTGGACACTCTTTGGGCGTAGCCACCCGCTGAATCACCTTGAATCCGTTATCAGGTGAACCGCAGTCAACGACCTTCAAGCTCGCGTTAGTGCTTGGCCCGTTGAAGCTGACACACGCCCCCACCGGGGCGATGGAAGCACCAGGGATACCTGAAGCTTGGGGCGGAAACTGGCCAGGAATTGTCTCAAAATCGGCCTGGACACCCTCACTGGCTGAGGCTGAGGTCTTATCTGCGGCTGCCGGATGATCGGAGGAGCACGCGGGAAACACCAACGCAGGCAAGCAAAGAACCGCAGCCGTAAACACACGACCGGGGCGAATCGACTTGTCCAAACCCGTCATCGATCCCTGTTCGCTTTCCGCTTGAGGGTGTCCCTCACGATGGTGATACCAAGCAACAGAATCACGACGCCATAAATAAGCATCGAGGTTCTGTGCTCAGCGATCCCGAAATAGAACTGGATGGCACTCAGCGCAAGTACAAGCCCTGCTATCGCGAACCGAAACGCGATCGAACCGCGCAGCGTCAACCTCAGTTTCTCTATCACGTTGCTCATTTCGCTGGTACCACCGCTCCCTTGTTTGCCCAATCGATTGCGTAGTCCGCAACGCCAGTGACAGCGCCACCCACGCACGCGATCCCTGCTGCCACCCAGTCAACTGGACCCGTGTACCAGGCTGCAAGGAGCGTAATTCCTCCGGCCGTTACACAACCCTTGGCGGCCTTGCCCCACATCTCGCTCTGGCTGAAGGCGTTCTTCTTCTGCTCCTCCTCAAGCATCTTCTTCGCGGCCTCCTCGCCACCCTTCTTGGCCGCGTCCTCAAGCGCCTTTTGGTACTGCTCGGGAGTCATTTGGATGACCGTCGATCCGTCAGGTTTTTGGACAACCGACGGGCAGCCACCTGGGCAGTCTCCACCCGGTGTCGGGACCGGATCAAGGCCTGGCTCAAACCACCAGATCGGACTGCGGCCCCCGCCACCGCCGATCGGCGGAACCACGTTACCCAGTTCCGCCATAGCTGCCTGACACTGCTGCTGCTTCTGATTCAACTGCTGGGTCGTGTCGTCCTGCTTGTTCTGCGGCTGCTGCTGACTCGGCTGTTGTTGCTGCGGCTGCTGACCCTGCTGCGGCTGCTGCGGCGCATTCTGTTGCGGCGCCTGGTAGTCCGGGTTTGGCTTGCCGGGGCCCTGGGTGTAGCCAGGATTCGTCTGGTAGTCGGGGATCTGCGAACCATGAGCGGGCTGCTGGGCCTGCTGAGGCTGCTGCCCAGCCTGCTGCCCCGGAACCTGTTGCGCACCAGGCGATCCCGTGTTATAGATGCTGATACCCGAGTTCTGATCCAGCGGCGGCCGGTTGTTGCCGCCCTGGTAATCAGGCATTGAGCTGGGCATCTGTGGAGGCTGAAATTGCGAGCCACCCCCATCTGTCATTCCCCCGGTCGGCCCCGGAGGTCCCGTAGGGTCAGCCGCCACCGTCGCGACCGCCGAGAATCCACTACCGGGAAGCGTGTGGCCATCGACAACCTTCGCTCCGCCAACAGCCAGGGCGACTATTGCCGCCAGCGCCGATGCCCGCCGCAAACGCGCTGACATCGTCCAACGATCCTTCATGACCATGAATGCAACCGCCCCTTTCAGCTGACGCTGAGCGCGCCCCTGGGCAGATCATTGCATACGTATGGTTGCCATGTCGATAAAATCCCAGCTATTGAGTTAGCCACTCCGAGCCCAGACACACATCGCCGCTGGTAGAGACAGCAAGCGAGCCCTCGTTGAATTCCGCGATCTTGGAGCAACATAGATCATGCGGCACCAGACCGCGGCAGACATGTGGGGACACATTCGCCAGATCTACAGATTCCGACCGCATCACCGCCGATGGCAGCTTCTCCTCCGCTTGCCGCGTCAACCGTCAACTCGCAACGGCAAGCTGCGCGTGCTACGCACACGTCTGACGGGGGTGATGAAACCCGACCTCAGACATTCCGGCACAGGACTGCGCAACACTTTCGACATCGATCACTCGTCCGTTCGTGGTCAACAGTGCGATGATTGCGGCTCGGAGTAGGCACCAGGAGGGGCGTCGGAATTGAGCAACGAAGCTGGCGATGAGATGGCAACGATCTCCAAAGAAGAGCTCAAAGAGCTGACTGACAGAATCGACCAGCTGGAGAGCACACACCGAAACACTTCATCGATTCTCGGCATGATTGCCGCCGGACTTTTCATGGGGCTGCTGTTCTACATCGCTTATGCACAGGGACAGTTCGACGAAACAACCAAGAAGACTGACCCGATATCTATCTCCGAGTTGTCCACGTCAGACCTTCTGAAAAAGGGCGAACACTGCTTCGACTCCAGCATGGAAGCGGTAGCTGCGCAGGTACGGATACTTGAGGCGGCAGATCTAGACCGCGTCGATACCAGGCTCTCTCGCTTGATTGATCAGCATGACAAACAGCCCAGCATGATCCCCCCTGAGGGGCGCTTGGCTATCAACCCGACTATCTCGAAGGTGGAGAATCGTGACGGCCGTGTGTGTTTCACAGTGACTCACGGCGGCTACGGAAGTTAACCTCTGCCATGTGGAGCGCAATTTGAGCAACGAAAACGAGCCCACCGATGCGGGCGAGCGTGAGGCCGTGAGTAGGCCCGAGTTCGAGCAGCTTGCAAATCAGGTCGCCAAGAACGATCGGGACAACTTCAGATTGCAGCTCATATTCTTCGCTGTTCCAATCATCTTGATCATCGGCTTGATGCTCTACGCAATGAACCTCGAAGACCGGATCAACGATCTAACTGCGCGTCGCGACGACGTGTCGAGCTCCTACCAGCCGCTCCAGAACCTGCTCGACGCCGGGCCGCATTGCTACGAAAGCGGAGCAGAAGCAATCGCCGCGCAAACCAGGATCTTCACCGCCATCGACCTCGAATACCTACGCGATGGCGTGGAAACGAGATTCGATCACCGCCTCAACCCCGGCGTCGGCGGCTCAATCGACAGCGTATACATGCCAGTTCTGCCGGACGTCTCCAAGACCAGCCGCAACGAGGACGGCAAAACCTGCTTCACCGTCACTTGGCCGCGAGATACCAAGCCCCGCTGGGCCGGCGGCTACTAGGGTCGGCCACATGAGCTTCAGAGTCACGTACCCCGTGGGTTCAACGTTCGCTGCACCCAACCCCCAAGACGGTGCCGAACCATTCGAGGATTACAACAACGAAGATGCATTCGCCATCCTGCCCGGCGGCGTCCTCGGAATCTGGGACCAAGCGGCCCAGCGGTCATACTTCCTCCCGCGGGGTAAGTGGGTATTGCTGACCACCGACGAAGGGCATCCGCCAGGCGCACAGAGGGTGGGCGCTAAATGGGAGCGCGTCGAGGCCCTCCACCAACCGCCTGCGATCTAGCTCTCCAAAGCTCGTGCCCGTACGTTGTAGACCGTGGCACGTGAGACCCCGAACTCGCGCGCTAAATCCGCTGGGTGCTCGCCGCCGGCCAGACGCTCCAACACCGCGGCGGTCTGTTCCTCGGTCAGTGCGGGCTTGCGGCCCTTGTACACGCCCTTCGCCTTCGCGAGTTCGATGCCCTCGCGCTGACGCTCCCGGATCATCGAACGCTCGAACTCAGCCACCGCCCCCAGCATCGACAGCAGCAGCGTGGACATCGGCGAATCGTCGCCCGTGAACGTCAGGTTCTCCTTGACGAAGTGGACCCGCACACCCCGAACGGTCAGCTCCCGCACGGTGCGCCGTAGATCCTCCAGCGACCGCGCCAGCCGATCCATCGAGTGGACCACCAGAGTGTCGCCGTCGCGTACGTAGCCGAGCGCCTCGGTGAGCGCTGGCCGGGCGGTGTCCTTGCCGCTGGCCTTGTCCTCGAACCGCTTATCAACCTCGATGCCGTCGAGCTGACGTTCGGTGTTCTGATCGAGGGTCGACACCCGCACGTAGCCGACTTGCTGCCCCGCTTTCGTGTCGCTCATCGGGTCATCATCCCTTCCGATCTGTGATGTCGGACCAGTCGGCCCATGTCGGCAGTGGTTGGCCGTCCCAGTGGACGATCGCGATGGGCCGGCCGCGCTCGTTGAGCAACATGCCCTCGGCCCCGGTGTGCCGATGCCTGACGCGTCGGTCGGCCAGTGCGGTGCGGATCGCATCGAGGTAGGTGCCGTTGAACGTCTCGTCCGCGAACACGGCGTCCAGGGCTGCGTCGATGCCCTCACGCTCGGTGATGGTGTCGGCAATCAGAGCGCCCAGGAGCCGGGTTTCCGGCGTGCCGGTCATGGTTTCCAGGTGAGCCAAATAGGACAGCAGTTGCGGAGTGGTGCGGGCTTCGATCTTGGCCCGGAGTTTCTCTCTGGCGCTCATCGGATGTCGTACTCCTCGGGCTTGTGGCACCGGGATTCGACACGGACAGCCAGGACCTTGCGGTCGTGACCTGCCTCGTCGAACGCGATCGTCGTCGCGAGTTCGTCGAGCGCGTTCGTGAGCGCTCGTTGGACGCGCGACGCGATCGCGATGGCCTGCGCTTGGGTGACTCCTTCGACCTGGTACGTCGCCGCGAAGCTGGTCAGGTAGCCCGTTGTGGTCATGGTCAGAACTCCACTTCGCAGAACTCGCGCACCACGGCAGGCAACAAGCCGATCATCGATCCGCTGAAGGTGGCCTCGCCTTTGCAGACCGCGTTGTGGGTCAGGTGAATCAGGCGATACGTGCTGTCATCGGTGACGATGCGGACGAAGTCGATCTTGTCGCCGATCGCACGTTCGGGTCGGACGCGCACTTCGGTCCAGCCCTGCGAGGCGGTGGTGACTTGGAAGTCGCTGCCGAGGTCGGCGGCAAGGTCATCCGCGATGGTGGTCATGAACCCCTCCTTTTCTAATTAGGTTCTAGACCACAGTAGATTGCCGTCTAACAATCCGTCAACCACCCTTTTTAGACACCATATGTGCAGCTAGCTCGCAAGACTCTGGGATCGATAAAGAGTCCGGCACGGGTATACCCCAGTTAGACTGGCTCGGCCTCGTCGTCCTCGTCGGCCAGCTGCTCCAGCACGCGCGCCATCCACG